CATTTAATTCCTGCTTTTGTATTTTGCTACCGTCGGCATCTTTCCCATCTGCTTGATTATCTACATCGATGATAATTAAACCAGCCTGAATACATCCTGTCTCGTTTTTTGTTCGTTTACCGTTAACTAAATGCCACGCGCATAAACCTTCTCCACAAGATACAAAATCTTCAACATCGTAAATAGTTCCCTCCCATGCTTCCCAGTTATCATTAAACGCCGCGTAGTTACCGCCGGTTTTTAATTTACCTATACGAGGATCAATATATTTTTTTACTTCTTCGTTGTGACTAAAGAAATAGTTCATGGCTCACTGTCGTCTGGCCATTCTGGCACGGGCGGAACCCAGGCGCAGCCTAGGAAAAACTTAAATTCTGGCTTGTTTTTTGTAAGTTCTTCAGGCGTTTTCGTAAAATTGTCGTAGAACTTGTAACCACATTTCCATGTGTTTTTCGAGCTCTTTTCGACTGAAAGAAAACACCTGCACACTGTATTCAGGCAGCGGCGTGGACACAATAATCCTTGTTTTGTCTACGTGAACGTCAAGACATTTCTCTGCCGCTAAAGAGTATGCCGCCATCTGCAGCATTGTTTTCTTTGCTTTAAATACACCAGAGATTAAAGCCTTCCGTACGTTCTCAGGAATACCTGAATTCGCTTTGGGAAATTTTAAAGAATACGGTGACGTGCTTGTTTTAAAGTCCGCTAAAACTATTTCGTTGTTTTCATCTTTATAAATTAAATCTGGACACCCTGCATAACCCTGTTCTGTTTTATCGTCGTAGTAGTGTAGGCGCCCGACACCATCATCACCTACATACTTGTGCCATTGCGGTTGATTGAACGGCGATTCGCTCCACAGAACTTTGCCGTTCTTGAGGAGATCGTCGAGAGTTTCGGGTACGTCTTTCCAATACGGTAAATAGTCTGAAGGCGGTTCGACTCGCAAACCGCGAATGTGATTTTCAGTAGCTGAGTGAATCCAAGTCCCCCTGCTTGCTGCTTTTTCCAAAGCACCGGGGTTCGAAAGGTTCCACGCGGCAAGTTTTTTACGTGTTTCTTCAGTCTGCGTAGACGACAGAATAGTAGTCACCGAAGGCAACGGTTTAGGAACACCGTTGCAGTTGTAATAACGTTTGCCGTCAATACTTAAGCGGGTTTGGGACACTGGAGTTGTGTCATTTACCCGCATATTACATTACTTTTTTAAGAATAACTTAAAAAGACAACGAGTAATTTACTGTACCGCTGTCATCATCGTCATCATCTTCGTCGTCTTCACAATCCTCTTCATCGTCTTCCTCCTCTTCGTCTTCATCGGAGTCTAGGTAAAACTCAGATACCTGATATTGAAAATCTTTTTGATTGCTGTTCAGTTCTTGGGAGAGGCAAAGGCTTGCGCAAAAACTTTCCCTAACAATGTCTGCGCACTCTTCGGGAGTCCTGATTTCTCCGTCTGGGCTGATGCACTCTTCAAGGAGCTGGTTAGAAAGCAGTAAGGCAGCGATTTTATCAAGCTTGGCATTGGTGGCTGCCAGTTGTTCCACGATTTGCTTTTGGAACTCTTCGAGTCGCCGAACATTGGGTGAAGTCATAAATCTGGGAGAGAGGGAAGAGGATCGACTTGATCCCAATTGATTCCGTAGGTTATTTGGGTTCCATCATGCCAGCGTTCTGGCTTCTGGAACACAAACCAACAAGCGGTTACGGAGTCTCGGCTGGAGCCGATGGCCCTAAATTTAGGCCGTGGGGACAGAACGATCATATTTGAAAGCTTATTTTTTAGTAAGAAGTCTCTCCGCTTGGCCGCCGGTTCAATGAAGGACAGTCTATCCAACACGGCAATCCCGCATTTAGCTATTTCTAATCCGTACTCAAGTATGTAATCGTTTTCTGGGTCCGAACCCAGCGTTGACGCCACCACCCAGTCATGACCTTTGTCTCGCTCTCCCACCCACCAAATAGGGTTGGTTAAATTTTGTTTATCTGTGTTTGTCGTTACTTGATAATTGTGCCCTTTTAATTGATCCGAGAGTACATTTAATGGGTCGTATGGGACAAATATTTTTCCCTGCAGATAGGAATGTTTTATTAAGGTGTGGGTTACACCCTTTGGGATGCTGTAAAACGTAGACATCTGCAGTGATCTTAAAACCAGTCCAGCTTAGCCGCTTTTGGCTCGTTTAGTTCACGATCTTAACACCAGTCACACAAAGGATTTAGAGTATGCTGAACCTCCAATGGCAGACACAGGAACAAGAATTTTTACATCAGCGAGTGATGATGGATGCACGAAAGCTCAGCAAGGAAGATCTGTTAAAAATCTTTGAGGACACACATAAGCAATACCTGTTGCGTAGCCATTTGTTTGCTCGATTAGCCGCGTGGTGCGCAGGAAATAAGATTATTCTTCCGAGCTTTGAGGAGTTATTAAAACCCAAAGAGGTAAATCATCCTGAAGAAAATAAGTAAACCCCAAACGTTCTATATATTTAGAAATTGCTTCACGCTTTTTAGATGTCGGTATAGACACAAATGCTGAGCCTGCTGGAAATTTTATATGTGTATCTTTAAACATCCGATAGAGGGCAGCTAAGCCACGCTGATTCCGCCCCGTGGGGATCTGATTTGCTTTTCTGGCACGTTTATTTTTTCTCTTTTTGTACCAGTCGGATTGTGCTCGGCGAGACTTGTTGATATTTATTCCCACGTGCCAAAGATTTTCTCCGATCCGTTCGTAAAATAACGCGACCCATAGGTTTCCAACACGTTGTCTGATTGTAATAATTTTTTTGTGCATAAAAAAGCGGGGTTCGCACCCCGCAGTTTAACGCTATCTCAAAGCATTAAAAGTCAATCCCTAAGGCTTTTGCTTGCTCCTCAGTAAGTTCGACAGCTTTTTTAGAAGCTGCTTGTTCTTGTTTGGGAGCGGCAGCCGGAGGCAGAGCTTTTTCCTCGTTGGCTGAGGCAAGTTGCCTTTCACCACTAGAAGGATGGGACTCTGCAAATGCCGCTTTGATTGCGGTGTGATCCGCACCTAAAGGAAGTTCGACCAAGGTGGACCCAGGTATATGGGACTTAAGAGCAGCAGCGATCATGTTTCCGCCATCTGCGTTAAGCCATGTGTTTACGTCTTCGATCAGCGCCTTCTCTTTGTCGTCAGCAGGCGGACGATCAGAGAATTCAAGAGCGTTGAAATTAATCTTGGCTCCGTCAGCTCCGGTCATTGGATCCTTCTCGTTAAACGAGCGAGTCACAAACTTCGAAGATGTAACAACAGACGCACAGTTAATGCGGTTGTTATAAAGGGTTTGGAAATAAGAGATAAAGTTCTTCTGACTCGATTTGCCAGAAATCATCGAAGTCGTTACACACCGAGGTGGAAGCAACCTGTGGCTAGGAGATACACCGATGTAAGCAATACGGATAAATTCTTCCTGATTCCTCATTCCGAGATTACCGAAATAAGGAGTAAAGCCAATCAAGATAAACTCAATCGGTATACCGTTGTCGTTCTTATCTACGATTGCTGAGTCAGGGTCAACATCGGATTTCCAACGACGAGCTTGAAGATCAATACGAAGAGTGTGCGGAGGAAGATTACAGAGAATTTCGTCTTCCGAAAAATTACCAGCGATAAATACCATGGTTAGTTAGTCCGAATCAGAGGGAGAAATCGATAGAACCAAGAGCAGCAGCAGCTACTGTTCCTTTTTCTGGATCAGCAGCTTTTTTAGGAGTTGTTTTAGAGGATTTAGGAAGGTACATAATTTTATCAACGTTATAGTTTAAATACAACTTCTCGTCTTTCTCGCTTGTTGAAACTTTACCAACGGCAATTGTCGGTGTTCCGGGGGCGAGTTCTGAAAGTTGTTTTGAAAGCTCAGCCCAGGCTGTGACTTTTGCCCACGAGGTTTCGCCGTTGTCATTTGGCCATGCCAGCGAGCGGTTTGTCACCGTCGTGTCATTAAGCTCAACTTCATCGGCTTTGGGTCCAAGTCCCCCGGTGATCATGAAAAGATTGACGGCCAGCAGATCGTCAAAGTTTTCGTTTGTCACAACCAAAATCGGTTGCATTTGGAGAACACCATCGATGGTTGGCCGCGTGGTACCAATAGCCAGGACTGTTTGATTTTCTTTAAGTTCTTTAATAAGTTTGCCTACGTAATGAGTTTTTTGTTGAAGTAATTGAACTTTTGTAGGAACTCGTTTATCGCTTGCTGGTAGTGATT